ATGCCAATCTTCTTTCTTGTCCTTGTTCTTAAACAATGCGCCAGATTTTTCGTTATCGTATTCCATTAGAATGGTAAGTCCTCTTCTTCTGTTGTTGGTTTCGTTGCCAGTTGTGCTAGTCGCCCCTTGATCTTGTTAGCAAATGCATTCCAATCAGGGTGCCCTTCGTATTCTTTCTTGAGCGAAGGGAAGTGCTGACCCATGACAGCCTTCGCCTCCTCCGTTGTCTCCACTGACGCAAGCTCGTCAATCAGCACATCTGTGTTCTGCTTGAAGAAGTCCTCCGATGTGGGCACAACATCTGTCTTGGCAGTTTTCTTTGCTTTCGCCGCTGGTGCCTTCGCATTCTTTGGCACTTCCTGTTCGGCGGCGTTGCCATCATCGTCCTCATCAGCGTCCACGCCACAAGCCATAGCCAGCGAATACCTCTTGGCGTAGGTCATGGCTGAACCAAACCCTTGCGGAGTTACCTTTGCGGCAGGGATTGTAACGGGGCCGGTCTCTATCGTTTCTCCCATCCCATAGAACACCGTCTCCACGCTGATACCCCCTTCTACTGGCACAGAACGCTGCACATATGCGATGCCGTTGTTGTTCAGTGCAGGCTTGACCGCTGTGATAATGCTGCCAAGCGATGCATACAGCGAGCTAAACTGCGGATTCTTCTTGTCTTTAACGGGGCTATCCATCTCGGACTGCGCCTTGGCTAATGCCTCTACGAGTGTCTTCTCACCCATTGCTGTTCTCCTGTTTAAACGTTGCGAATTGGTCGCAGTAATCAGACACATCACAGAACTGCTCGCATCGTAAAGGTTGTCCTCGACGGTGATCTATTGTGTGTTTGTCTGCGTCTTTCTGAGCGGCGATGAATGTCTCCGCTTCCTCTTGCGAATCGAATACACGCACTGCGCGTACCCGCTTCTCCTTCATCACGGCAAACTTGTCATCACGCAACCAACGTTCTTCGTCGGTGCAGTCAGGTAGATTGCCAGCCCTAGCCTCTTCATGTGCAGCGATACGCTCCATCACAAACGCTTCGGTCTGCTCGATAGGCCAGAGTGGGATGTCTTGGATAAAGATGTCTTGAGATGGATAGTCAGGCTTTCGAGCAGCCTCATGCTTACTCCAATCCTTGACGAAGTTTATGATCTGAAGGCCGCTTACCTTGATGCCGTTCTTGTGTGCGATGTATGCGTAGATGTTGAGTTGCTTCTCATCGCTATCATTGTTCATCACGCCATACGCTTTGCGCGTCTTGTAGTCCTGTAAGACCCTTGTGCCATCCGACTGCACATGCTGTACGTCTATGGCACCTGATAGCTTTATGCCGCTTACACAGCAGTACAGACGCTCCTCAGTGATGAAGTCAGGGTGCTTGGAGTCTTCCAGAATGGAATGCACAGCGGTGCCGAACAGCGTCCATAGGTTCTGAGACACATCACGGAACATGATGTTGTTGGGATCATCGAACAATGCAGCCATGCGCGGTGGGCGCAATAAGCCTGTAGCTGAGTACGAGGCATCGCCCCGACTGTAGGAGTCTTTGGTGAGTGCAGCCGCTAGAGGCGCAGGCAGACCAAGCTCGTTGGTGTAGTTCATGTGTTACCCTGTTGCGAAGGTTGTGTGACGATAAGAACACATGGATAGAAAACAAGTCAAGCTAATTATTTTTGGATCTGCACAATCCAAAGCAAACAGCAGGCGGCTGGTCACGTTTGGTGGCAGACCTCGCATCATCAAGAGCAAGCCTGCTTTGCAGTTTGAGAAAGATGTAAAGGCACAAGTGCAGCCAATGGATGAGATGCTTGAGGGAGACCTGTCGTTCCACGCCGACATCTATTACCCCAGCCGTAGGCAGGATCTCGATCCCAGCATTTTGCTTGATGCGTTACAGGGTTTGATCTACGCCAATGATCGGCAGTTTAAACAGATAAGCAGTTGCAGGTTTCTGGACAAAGAGAATCCGAGGTCAGAGATATGGATCAAGGAAATAGATCACGACGAAAATGGCCCACCCCCAAGCGACGGGTGATGGGGGCAGGCCGTCCTTCGCAACAAAGGAGTCATTTCTATGGAGATAGAGTTGACAGGCGAATTAAACCTGTGCTTTTTTAAGAAAGCAAGGAATCGCGCAAGGGGGTAAGACCGCATCTGGCGCGTAATAAATTAGCGGTAATGTCCATGCTCGGCTCCGTCCGATGTGACTCTCTCTCTCCACCATCCTCGAAATGAGGGGGGTTTGGGGGGAGCGTCCTTCTCTTTCCATCCGATGTGTTAAATATAACATTATAGATATGTATCTATATGCAGTGATGCACCTAAGCAACAAGGGAATATCGTGAGACCAGTATACGAAAGTAATGCTGACAAAGAGCGCGAGCGCAAGTTAGCAAGTGTCGTAGCCAAAAGATGGCAAGTTGACGCAAAAGAAAATCCAAAGATGTATCCCATCGATTACTGCTTTGTAAATAGCAAGGGAGAGGTCGAGGGGTTTGGCGAAATGAAAGTTCGCACACACAAATTTGGCACCTTCCCAACATACATTTTGTCAGTTCATAAGGTCGCGGATGCGAAAGCACTTGCCAGTGCGACGGGTAAGCGTGTAATTTTAATCGTGCAATGGAGTTGTGGAACCATTGCAACGTTAGATCTGGACACAACACCAACCAAGGTTGAGTGGGGTGGACGGAAGGATCGGGGTGATGGTCAGGACATGGAGCCTGTCAATCATTACGCCTTGGATGATTTCACAATCGCAACAACAGGAAACCAAACATGAGCGAATACGCTTTCGACGGGAACACAATCAAACTAAAGCAAGCCGACTATGATCGGTGGATCAAAGCCTTCAAAAACATACCGAACCTAGATGCAGTTCTACAAAGCCGAGATGATTGGCTGACGTATGATGCTGAGATCAAGACGCAGCAGCGTTGGTTCTTGAGTACCTCCGCATATCTGGCAAGCCAAGATAAGAAGGCCGCGCTGGAAAACAAGAGAGATCTGAGTGGTCGTAAGGTAAATCCTGACGGCACGGTTCGATTCAAAACGGCCCCGTAACGTGGGCTTCTACGATGAGTTGGCAAGCCTAGGGTTTGCCTCCCGCGATCTGCGCGATGGTCAGAGCAAGATTCTGTGCCCGTCATGCAGTGATACCCGCACAAAAAATAAACACGAAAAGTGCCTAAGCATGTCCATCGATGGGGAGGGGGCGCAGTGGCGCTGCCATCACTGTGATTGGGAGGGCAACGTCTGGAGAAATACAATGCAAAGTCCGTTTAAACAGAAGGCGGAAAAGAAGGTTCCGAAGATCCCTGACCTGAATGAGTTGAGCGAAGGGGTGGTGAAGTGGTTTGCCAATCGAGGGATCTCCGAGGCCACGTTGGACATGGCTGGAGTGGAGACCGGCGAGGCATTCATAGGTGGGGAGACGAAGAAAGCAATCGCGTTTGTGCATAGAGACAAGGATGGCAAGACCATCAATGTGAAATTTCGCACACAAGATAAGGAGTTCAGCCAGATCAAGGATGGGCATCGCTTGCCGTATCTCTGGAACATGGTGAACACGGATGAGCCGCACCTTATTATCACCGAGGGTGAGGTCGATGCGTTGACCTGCCTAGAGGCGGGACTGAGCAACGTCATTAGCGTACCCGATGGTGCGAGCGACAAGAAGCTCAGTTGGATTGACGAGTTGAACGGTGATCTAAATGGTTTCAAAAGGATTGTGCTTCTCACGGACGGGGATTCCGTGGGCATAGCTATGCGTAACGAGCTTGCGCGTAGGCTAGGCAGGCACAGGTGTTGGCGGGTTGAGTGGGACGAGGGATGCAAAGATCCCAATGATGTGCTGATTGGGTACGGGAAGGAACGCCTGCGTGAGTTGGTAGAAACCGCAGAGCCGTGGCCCTTGAAGGCATTGCATGAAACGAAAGCCTACGCTGATGATGCGTTTGCTTTGTTGAATGGGGAAGTGAAGACGGGGATCTCGACAGGGATTACTGCGATGGATTGGAATTACAAGGTGAGGGCTGGTGAGCTAAACATAATCTCCGGCGCTCCGGGCGTTGGCAAATCAGAATTCATGGATCAGATCTGTTTAAACCTTGCGTCAGAGCATGGCTGGAGATTCGCGGTTTGCTCGTTTGAGAATCCAGTTGATGAGCACATCAACAAGCTCGCAGCAAAATACATACGCAAGCCTGCGTGGGATACGCAGTCTGGGCAGAAGATGAGCCATGAAGAATGGGGTAAGGCGGTAGGATTTATCGGTAGCCATTACTACTGGATACGCTCAGACGATGAGGCACCCACTGTGGATTGGTGTCTGGAGAATGCGACTGCTTGTGTGCAGCGATACCCAAACGTGCGCGGGTTGATCCTTGATCCGTACAACGAGTTCGAGCATCGCAGACCAAGCGGGTGGACAGAGACCGAGTATGTGTCCCAGATGCTCGCAACATTGAAGCGTTGGGCAGCGGCTAACGAGTGCGCGATCTTCCTTGTGGCGCACCCTGCGAAGCTGAGAAGGAACCAAGACGGTTCGTTCCCTGTGCCAGAGCCATACGACATTGCTGGATCAGCAAACTTCTATAACAAAGCGGATAACATTTTGATAGTGGAAAGAGATTTCACGGAGGGTTCCGATGACATTCGGATTCATGTGAAGAAGATTAGGTTTAAACAGAGCGGGAGGGTTGGTTGTGTTGAATTGAAATACAACTATACCGATGGGACTTATCGCTCACCTGTGAAGATGAGCGGGTAGGTTGATGGGGGCCGTAGCCCCCGTTAATTTAGATTTCAAAGATCGTGTCGGGATGTTCGTTAAGAGCGTGTTCAAGCTCCTGTTCTAAATCAAAGGGTATCCGCCGAAACGTGTTTAGAATCAGCAATATCTCTTGATCGGTCAGTGCAACATTTTTCACGCTGCGATCCACCAGTTTGCCATCGGCTGCGGTCTTGTAGGTAACTTCTTTCAAAGTCATGCGTCTTCTCCGTTGAGTATATCCAGTGCGCGATTTACGCTTTCTTCCAGCCCGACAGTCATCTTGTATGCTGTCGCAATGTCGCTGAAACTTTCGGCTTTGAATATGTTCACTTCAAGTAGTCTGAGCGAGGCACCATGCATTGCAGCAGTCGCTAAAGCCTCTCTCAGATCCTTGATTTGTTTGTCTATTGACTTCATTTTACGCTCTCCTTTTGTTGCGTGTTACTACCGTATCATAGCCAACAGGATTGTCAACTACAATTTCTGACCCAGCATCTCCTCGATCTCGCGGATCGTTTCGTTGCGTTGTTCCTGCGTCTGCAAGATACCCACCTTATCGTCGATGTAGTCCTTGTCGCCAAGGTGATCGACTGCTTTGATAACTTCCTCGCTGATCTTCCACTTGAGGAAGTAGACGTACTGCCTACTCACTCCTTCTCGATCAGCGATCTGTGCAGGTTTCTCGTTTAAACGCAGTGATTCTTTGATTCGCTTGGTACGCTCTGACTTGTTGAAATCAACAACGTATCGCTTCACCTCATCGTACTTGCTGACACCCATGTGAGAGCGAAGCTCGTTGCGTACTGTGGACGGGGCCACGCCCACAACATCTGCGATGTCTTGCAGCTTCTTGCCTTGCTCACGCATATGCATGGCTGCATCTATCCAAGGCTTATCCATCAGTAGTCCTCCGGCATCAGCATGGTCAGGGTTTCGTGACCAGCATCGAGGATCAGATAGGTACGCAGGTCTAGGTTGCCTACCTTTGGGTTCTCATCGAAGGGGTACACCCCGATCATCATCAAACCAGAGCGCAGGTTCTCCTCGTTCTCCTGCACATCTTCTTCGTTGAGGGTTCCGTAATCCGCCTCGGCGAAACGTCTGAGACAACCAGTGACATAGCCGTTTAAACAATCTTTGTCTCTGAAGTATTCGATCAGGTGGCTTTCGCAGTTGGCAGTGAGCGCAAATTGTTCGAGCTTTGCGAACACATCTGAGTGTGGCTGCATCAGCACTCGATCACGATCCTGTATTGGTTCCTGCGTCATGCTCTCGCGCAGCACGTTCCCATGCAGGTCTACTACATCACCCATTGTCTTTGCTCCTTAGCTCAGCGATGAGGTTGTCTGCTAGGTCTGCGACCTTGACCATCCCATCGTCACGCTTTCGTAGCTTTGCTGTTTCTTTTTCAATCATCTTGATGATCTTCTCTTCGCCAAGATCCTTGGCAATCTTCGATAACTCTTTGAGTTTCATTGTTTCTCCAAATGCTGCGAGGCACAGGCGGGATCTCTCCCGCACTGCTCTCGAAAATCAATCTCATGTGCCAGCCCAAACACCGCAACAAGCAGCGCGACTAACACACTTGTCTTACAATTTTGGGCGTAAGACGTACCCTTTTGGGCGCAAGACGTACCTTCAGTGCTTGATCTCTTCCATCTGCTTGTCGCTGTCCATGACGATGCTGATCTCATGTCTGGTTACCTCTCGTTCTAAAACCAATATGAGCGACCACATGATCTTTGTCTGAAGATCGAGCGGTATCTCCATGTCCCTCACGGTCTTTACGATCTCGCGGGAGATATGCCCATAGACTGCATGAAGCATGACATGCGGATCTTTCACATCGGCAAGCAAGTCTTGTGCGTGTCGTTCAGTCTCTTCGACCATGCGATTGATTTGTTCTGTGATCTTATCCATGAGATACCTTCTCCTGTAGTTGCGTCAAAGTTTCGGATAGCTGGTGCGAGCGCACCTCTATCCATTGTGTCATCGGGTGGGTGACCATCTCATCATCCTCCCGTCTTTCTAGGTATTGCCGACCTTTCTTTGTGAAGACTCGGCCCTCAACACCTAGTGATTGCAGCACTGCGTTTAAACGAGACTGTGTTGTTTTGGTGTGCCATCCAGCGTTGGTGATCCACACCTCACCTGTCTCGTCGTTGCGCCAAGCGATGGCATTGCCATGCAGGTACAGCGTGTTGTCATGCGACTCCGTGTTCGCCAGCTTGCCATCCCAGCCTCGGACAAACCTGCTCACGATCTTTTCTTCGATGCCATTCATTAGTCGAACCTCGCTACTTTTGAGTTACCTTCTTCGTCCCGAAGCGCGATGATCCCTGCCTCGTAGACGATGCACTCCAGATCCATGTCGGATTTGCTACGCGCCCTCATAATGAGGATAGGGTCTAGGTCTGGGTCTTCCTCATACGAGCTTATGAGGCGGCTCTGCGGCCCTATGGTGCTGGGCCAAGGGTATTCGTTGAACCCCCCGAACCCATAGTTCTCGTCCATGATCTTGGACACACTGTCCAGATCAGTTCCTTCCTCAATACCAGCGAGGAAGAAGTCGGGAATGAACCCTGCACACTGCACCATTCCGTGCTTGTCCATGTGGGTGTGTGCTTCGTTGGGATCAAACGTCCATGAAAGCATCACGTTGGATGGGAGTATCGTTATCTCTGTCTGCATAGCAGCTCCTTGTTGCGTTTAAACAGTTTCCAATTGCCGTGTCATGCATCACCACTGGTACACATAACACGGCTGTAGGTGGTTATCGTTGCTTGGTTTTCATTCCAAGCTCTTGGTTCAACTTTTCGGCGTACTCCTTGGAATAAACCTCGCGGCTGTTGAACACATAGATCGGAAAGAT